AGCCCCCTGATTGGTAAGATGATTTCCTTTACCGGAGTGATCTTTTATTAATGCCCCTCGGCTGAGGAGTGGCCAATAGCCGACCAAGGAGGACCTCCGAGTTTCGGTTATGGCATTCCTTAAGGGCAAGACGGAAGGGATTATGCCAGGAAGCGATCGTGTAATCATTATTTGTACTCCTTATTTTAAAAAGGGTGAAGGGTGAAGGTTGAAGGGTGAAAAATTTCTTCCTTCACACTTCACCCTTCACCCTTCACACTTTCTTCACCCTTCACCCTTATTTGTACTCCTTCACCCTCACGTTCATCGAGAAGGCATCATTGGCCCCCAGTGCCGTCAAATTCCGAGGGCTTAACCGTAGATCGCATCCATTGAACAGGCCGGTAAGCAGGGGTGCGTAATACCCAGGCTTAAAAGCCACTACATCATCGATATAGAGATCGAAGGCACCCTTGTCAACCGCCTGGCTTATCCCTAAACAAATGCAGGCTAGGTCGGAGGCAGGAGTAGCAAGTTTCAGCGTGCACAATGTCCACGTATTCGCTGTTAATGCTGGAGTGCCGAGAGATTCATAAGGACTCGCACACAAGGCTGTATTATCAGCTAAAAATAATAAATCACCTGCATTCAGATTAATAGTTGACCGCATCCAGAGTTGTAAATGAGTATAGGGAGATAGATTGGCAGATGTGATAACCACAGTTGCGAGGAGTCCTACAGCAGCATCGACGTCCATTGCCATTTTGGCTGAATGAGTCCCCACCAGGTAAGTGACGGCATCTGCCGTGCAAACAACGTGTGCACCCTGAGCGGCAGCAGGCGTCCAGGCCGATTCGCAGTCACAGAGAACCGCTGAAGAGGCCTTCGGGACAGGGCAGGGGAAGCATAGGGGGACTTCCCTCGTCTCCGAGGCGAAAGAAGTCTCCAGTGCTTTCACCTCTACTTCAAGATCGGTTACTCTGGAGGAATTCATAAATTCCAGTTGGTACACCTCAACAGGGACAGAAGGTTTCACAAGGTCTATATTCATCTGAGTATTTACCACTGACGATGCCGGCCAGGAAACCGTCTGGTCGGTACTTATGATCGCCTGCTTAATATCTGCGGACGATTTAACACTGTCGATCAGCCATGATAGTGCCGTGACCAGGGTGGCAGGGACTGGCTTATTTTCCGGTATGTTGTGTTCGTCGATAGATGCTCTGACCGTGATTCCCATAGATCCTCCTTTTAAAAAGTGTGAAGGGTAGAGTGAAAAATTTCATACTTCACCCTTCACCCTTCACCCTTCACCCTTCACCCTTCACCCTTCACCCTTCACCCTTCACCCTTCACACTTCACACTTCACACTTCACACTTCACACTTCACACTTTAAAGCTGTCGCTTCTGGATATCCGCATCGAGCTGCCGGATGGCACCCATGAGAAGGCTGATCATAACCTTTAGCGATAGATAAGGTTTTCCGTCAGGATCTCTCAAAATAGCGCCTGTTTTCTTGCACTTGCTGAGCAGCCACTCAGGAAGAGTATTATCGTCGATTAATTGCAGGCCTGTTCGGTTGTCAAAGACACCACCTGGCTTAATGGCCTTGATCACTTCAACGTCATTAACCTGAATGATTTGGCCAGATTCCTGCCGACTATCGAGGAAGAAAAAATCTGCCACATTGTTCCAATCGTCGGCGTATGCGTCATCCCAGGCGTTAGTTGCCAATCCAAGATCGCTGAACTTGGTAAGGGCAGGATAAAAGGCTGTATATTCTAAATCATAATTCTGAAATGCCGGATCAGATTGATTCCGGCAGGAAAACCGGATAAATGAATTGGCATAGGCCTGACTGCCCTGAACTTCGATATAGGCTCCATTGTAGCCATCAGTGAATTTCCCGGCATACAAATAAGCGCCTCTATCGGCATAGGCTTTGATATCCATGAAAGTGGCTGTTGACCCACCCCACCAGGAATTGTTATATCCCAAACGAAACGTTACCATTGCGTCGGTATCAGGCAGGACACTGAATGTTTCTCCACTGGCTCCACCTCCAAATTGAACTCCATACGATGTGCCCTGAAAATTCAATTTGCCTGGATTCGTATCAGATCCGGCCAGGGTAATATCCCCGCCGCCGCTTACATTAATGCCTCCAGTCGCATCGACCTTGATATATAGCCTGCTGTCGCCCTGGTCCCACTTGATGCCGCTTCCTGCGTCATAATTTCCTATGGTGACGTCACCCTGGTCAGGATCAGCGCCATATTTCGCCTGGAATCGGACCTGGCCTGCGCTGTTGTAGCAGGTTAAGGCGCTGTCTGAGGCCTGGAATCCGCCATTGGTTTGGGGTGCGCTATTCGTGGCCAGGATGCCGCCCGCCCCGATCTGAACCGTCTGGGTAATGACATTGGCAGGGCTGTTGCCAGTGGCTGCGCTGGCTGCATCGGTCGGCCCCTGATATACGGGAGAGCAGGCATTATCCGTGTTGGCATCGCTGACGACTATGCTCGATGCCGTTAAATCGTTCCAATCATCAAGGGAGTCGGAAAACCGGACGCATTCCACATCCACCCACAGCCCTTCGCGCATGGTCATTTTTGAAATCTGGCAGGTATATGAAGATCCTTCGGCTCCGAGATTCTGCGGGCTGATGGTAATCATGTCTCCAGGTTCGAGAACCAAAATCCTGCTGTTGGCCGTAAAGGTAATGGTTTTATCCCGCAGGAGTATCCGCTGCAGGGCCAGTTTGCCAGCCTTTTGTGCCTTGACAGAATCGAGAATCCATTCGGCTTCGATGGTGGTATTGGATCTATTGTTCATGGTGCTTTTGACCGCGACTGCGGTTTTCCTGACCTGGTCAACGGGATCGGTGGATGTTTGCCAGGTCACATAGCCGGAGTCGGTCTCCTTTTTGGTATAGGTGCGGCTGATCTTGAACGAGCCTGGATCGACCATGTCTTCGGTGATCGTCATCTGGCTTGTCTTGGTGAGAATTTTGAAGCCGATTTTATCCCTGTAAACGGGGATCATGCCGGAGAGGGTAAAGAGTTTGGAGATAAACTCCTCACGGGTCAGGCGATACCAGAGGCCGATATGCAGGCTAAAGCCGCGGGCCGTAAATACGGCAGCAGCAGCCGCCCTTGAGGTGTCATCGATTTCGCTGGCAGGTATGCCCCAATCCTGGAAAACCCGGGAGGCGATATCTGCCGGATTGGTTGTAGCCGCCAGATCGCTGCGAGAGAACCGACAGGGCAGATCATAGATTTCCTTGCCGATAACGCCCCAGAAGCCATTGGCATCGTTGGTACCATCTTTGTTGGCATCATCACAGAGCAGTTGCATGACCTTATAATTCGCGCCGTCCGACCCCGTCAGCGTATCCTGTTTGAAAGTGTAGTCCGCGGCCTGGTAAGTTGTCTTGAAGTTGACCTGGCAGGAGTGCGGGCGCGATCGATGGTGTAGGTGGGTGCAGCAGGACCGAGCACATAATGGTCTGTCTGGGCCTTATTCGTGTTCGCCGTCAATGGGTCGCTGCTGGCAGCAGTTAAATATACGTGTGTATATGCGGGAGAGCCGGAAAAAGAGCTGTGGTCCACCCAGCCACTTTTTAACCCGTCAGACCCGCAATCTACCAATACGAATTGACCGGCAGCAAATAATGCTGTCTGGTCCCCGTCAGATACCCCAAGGGTAAAATAGTCCGGTCCGCCCGGATACGCGGTCCAGCTTTTGGTAATCCAGCGGATCGGGAAAAACGGTGTGCCAAAGACGACTGGCGCACATACATTGTCATCTTTCATGATCGTAGCTGGAAACAACTCGCTTACCAGGGGCGTGTTCGGGTAATCGCCTTCCAGTTTGAGGGTAAACCAGTCCTGACAGTCCAGGGTGAGGATTTGATCTACGGACATGGCTGTAACAACGATGAATCGCCATGACATCAATTCGGTTTCGCCATCTGCTGACGTGGAACCGATCAGGCGCACCGTGATCGATGCGCCCTCGAAGGCGGATGCATAAACCCCGCCGATATTTGAACCGGCGAAGCTGGCCTGAATGCTGATATTGGCGGGTGCGATGATCCCCAGTTCCGGGCAGCCTCCAGTCAGGGTGAGAGGCGTGAAAGACATGATTTTGGCAGCATAGGTGTGGCTATTCCAGTCGCGTCCCTGGGTGCTCCAGTAATAATCGGGCGTGCCATCGTTATTACGGTCGATCTCGAACAGCCAGAAGGCTTTCTTGACTGTGGCGTTGATAATGTTGGTTTGCTGCTGAGTTAAGCCTGTGTGCATGGCCGTTAGTTCTCCCGTCTGCCGGACCGTATTCCTGATCTGGTTGCAGTATCCTGAACAGGCTGATCAGGCTGGATAGACCGACCGACATGGCTGGACGGACTCAGATTGGCCTGTCCTGTCTGGCTGTCCTGGCTGGCTGCCATCACCTCATTTCCGTAGGTAGGAATAGCCTCCAGCCTCTGATTCGCCCTGTTCAAAAACGCCTCGATAATCCATTCATTCAGGCGGTTGCCGACGTTATCGGCACAGAACTTTTGAAGAAAAAGGAAAAACTCCTGTTTTTGCTGCTGAGTCATGCTGTTTCCCTTCGCTTATTTTATGGTAGAAGAACTTATTTTGTGGTAAAAGAACTCCGGTGGACACGCGACTCACTGCCTGACCAAAGGAGCAAGGAAGCCTTTGAGGCGTCGCTTGGTCCACCCTACATCTGCTGGGTTCCTCTCTTTTTCACCCTTTCATCAAAAGAAAGTTTTCAGTTATCAGTTTTCAGTTTCCCCTCACCCCCAGCCCCTCTCCCAGAGGGAGAGGGGGCAGCCTTTCACCGTTTCACCGTTTCACCCTTTCACCGGTCTTTTACGGTTTCCTCCCTGCGACATAAAGCAGAAGATTTGCTATGCCGTAATTTTTATAATTTTGCATGAACGATTCCCATGTGCAATCGAATCTGACTACATATACATGGCTGCTCTCGTATTGGGCCGGAGGTGTCCACCAGAAGGTTCGGGCAGTGCCGCACGCTTTGGCTGGATCGTGATACCAATCAAAGAGCGTGCTGTGATCCACCTCGCTCAAAAACTGCCATTGCAGCTTGACCCCGAATCGCGTCTGATCGGAGAGTATGATACGCTCTTCTGCCCTGCCACGCCCCCTGTGAATTTCAACCTCCTTCTGTCCGCTGATGGTTATGACATTCTGCGGATCTACGGAGAGGATAGCCTGATAGTCAGGGGTGAGGTCGGTGAGGAAGTTGTACATGGTCATGATTGGCATCGGCTTTGGACTCCTTAAGAAGTTATCAGTTTAAAGTTATCAGTTTTCAGTATCTTTGTCTTTACTGATAACTGATAACTGATAACTGATAACTGTCTTTGTCTTAATCCGCAATCACCGGCCCAAGCGCACCGACAACCTTTGGTGTTAGATTCGTAAAAATTCTCAGCGCCTCAGTGACGGATATTTTTCCGTCATCCTTCACAGCCTGAGAGATCTCCTCGATTACGGCAGGGATAAGCCCTGCAAGGTTCAGATAAAGACCTATTTGTGTTTGCTTATTCATATTTCTTTCCTCCGTTTAAAAGAAAGTTATCAGTTATCAGTTTGAAGTGCCTTTGTCTTTACTGATAACTGAAAACTGATAACTGATAACTTCATTTAGTTTCTACTCCTCGATTTCTGTACGACGGCAGGATCGTCCAGAGCCTGGATGACCTGCTGCTTTATTACCTGGCCATCGACCATTACGTTAATGGTAATCTGCGCCGAATCCTTGATGTCCAGCAGCATGGGTGCCAGGGATTTCGCCACTTCGGTTCCGATATTCGCTGCTGTGGGCGCTTGCCCTTGAGCCTGGGCTACCCAGGGCATGGCCTCCACCTGGGCACGCACCCCGGCCACCACGTCAGCATAATTATCACTGGTGGCCTGCATCTGGGGAAGCCAAGAGCCGGTCATAAAATTTGCGTATTCGCTGAAACTCGACGGATTGGCGAAGGCAGCAGTATAGAGCTGATCCTCCATGCCGGCAAGCCTGGCCATTGACTGCGTTGGCGCTAAGGGGCCGGTATCCAGGCTGGCCAGAAAGCTATTGACCGGGCCAAGAATCGCATCGGTGTTGCTCTGTACGGCAGTCGTGTTCAGGCCGAGGGCCTGGGAGAGTCCCTGAAAGGCAGTATTCAAGACATCCCACATCGGCTCAAACCCTTGCAGAGTTGTATTCAGATCGCTGAAGATTGCGTTCAGGCCTGCTGTAGCCTGATTAAAATCCATAGCAGGCTGATCCGTAACGCCGTTTACGAAATTTGCATATTGCTGCAAGATATCTGTTATGGCCGGGTGGCCATTGCTTCCATACAGGGGTTTAAAGATAATCGGCAGAAAATTTTCTTCCGCAAAGCTCTGAATCAGCCCTTGCTGCACGCTGTTCATGATGCTTTTCTTGAATCCCTGCTCGAAGGTCTCAAATTGGCCCGTATTGAGGGAATCCGCGAACGCCTGCCCCATGCCTGTGGTCACCATATTGAGAATTTCAGTTATTTGTTCATTAACCTTGGTGAAGAAATCCTGTATGGTTTTCTGGCTATCCTCTGAACTTAACCCTATTTCACCCGTATTGAGCCAGCCCGGAACAACCCGTTGTGCAAATTGCTCCAATTGCGGAAAAATATCAGGACTGTTCAGGTTAGCGTTTGGATAAGTGGCCTGGAACAGGTCGAAGATCGAGTTGGCCTGTATCCCTGGTCTTCCGACTGGCGAAAAGAGAGGCTGACTGTTCATAAACTCTTCGAAGGCAGCCATGGCCTGCTCTGGCGACAGCGATGATGAGGTCAATTGATTGAATTTCCAGTTCATGTAATTCTGGAAAGCCTGCTGATCCTGGCCAAAGGTGAACATGCCAAGATTTTTACTCAGGGTGTCCATGAATAATTGTTGGAATTGCTGCTGGAATCCAGGGCCAAAGACCTGCGAGAGCTGGCCATACGTGCCAAGGGCAACCTGCATGGTACCCTGGGCAGTGCCCTGCTTCAGGATCTGGTTGATATTATTACCCAGCCCCTTCAATTCGAAGCTCCAGTTGAGGGAAGCCAGGGAAGCATCCTGAGTAATGGTGGCCAGATTCTTGAAATAATCATTTGTCGATTGCACGAATTGCTGTGCTGCCGTGTAGACATCATCGTTTTTGGTCATATTCGTCCAGGTGTCGGCGACATTCTTGACCTCTCCGTTAATGGTTTCCCAGAGCAGATCGAAAGAGGGAATCTTTGGCTCGGAATCCTTCAGGGTATCATTGATCCATTTGCCGACAACCCCTCCAACCGCTGCCCCGATCGGCCCTGCGACTGCATAGCCACCAGCGCCACCCAGGGCCCCCCACCATCCACCACCCTGGTAACCTAAAATTCCGGCCCCCGCAGCCATTCCAACATCCCAGCCGAGATAGTCAGAATTATAAACCCCTTTGTAAGGGCCACTTTTATCAGCGTAAAATTGCCCCATAGGCTGCCACAGTGCAGGCAGCCATTTCCCGGCAGATTGAAGCATGCTCCCCATCCAGCCGGAGGCAACATTACTGGCTGCACCTCCACTCTGTGCGAATATGCCACCGACAGCATCGATAACTGGATTAACAAATTGTTTCGTGATCAGGGCATCCACCCAGCCGGTCAAGAATTGGCGAAGGATGTTCCTGCCCAGATTCTTGAAGGCGTCCTTTTCGCCCATGATCGATCCGACCAGGGCATCGGTGAACGAACTGCCCATTTGATTGACAAAAGCGTTCCATCGAGCTTCAATTTCATCCTGCTGGCGTTTTATTTCATCCGCCGCCTCCTTCTCTTTTTTCTGGCGTGCCTCTATTTCTTTCTGGCGTGCTTCATAGGCATCTTGATTCTTTTTGGTCAGATCCTCGATTTGATAATGGAGGTAGAGATCCGACTCCTCCATATTTAGAGTGGGCGAAAAATTACGCAGCGTTAGATTCCCCCATGAATTTTGGACGGGCTGGCCAAACATAGCGGACTTGTTGAATATTTGATCGTTTCCGGGCGTAGCCAGGGGGCCCTTCGCCAATATGCCCCATTGAAGGCGAGTAAGCCAAAGTGCAAATTCACTTACCTGATCGGTAACTTCTTTAATCCGGGGTTTGGCATCCGCCCAGGCACTTGCCCAATCGCGCACGGCCTCTGTAGAGGATTTTATAGCAGGCGTAGAATCGTCTGTAGCCTGTGCCACCTTTTCAACAAATGTGGGGGCATCTGCCAAATCATTAAGTAATATATTTATTTGATCGTGTAAGGATTTAATCCTGTTTTGAGATTCTTCTATATCTTTCACACTGAAATTAAATGGAGCTGAACCGAATAATAATGCAGAAATGGGACCCTTTCCTTTTATTGAATTATATTCTTCTTCTAAATTTTTTAAATTTTCCGTTTCATTGCGAAGTTCTTTATAAAGTGTAGTTAATTGATTAATCTTTTCTTCTACTGGATTTTTTTTACTTATTTCATCAAGGGTTTGTGCAAATACTCCTACAGCTACAATAGCAGCCTCTAATAAACCATGACGTTGGGCAAACTCATCAAAAAATCTGCCAAGAGATTCTTTGGCATCATCGATTGCTCTGCCCAATACTGTCCATTTACCCGCACCTTCCGTAAGAGATTGTGCCTGGCCATTGACTCTTCTTTCAATCTCTTCCAAGACACCAAGGGCACCTCTCTGCTTGAATACATTCTCATCGATGACAATGCCAACCCGCCGCAATGCTTCCGCTTGGCCCTCCATTGCCTTGCCAAGATCTACTGCAGCCATGCGTACATCGCCGTCCATAAGCGCAGCCAGGTTGACCATTGCCTCCGTAGTACGTGGCATTAACTCATTGCCGATATTCTCATAAAGCATGAGCATTTTCTGGCCGCGTTCTATATCCTGATCTCTTATTCCACTCAGCTTCTGAAGCGCCTCGGCCTGCTTAAGAGTACTCTGATAAAAAGATTCCGAGTACCTGTCAGTGGAAATCATAACGGCTTTCAGGGATTGATCTGCCTGAGCCTGCGCAATATCTAATTGCACCCAGCTTGCAATCATACGTTCAATATGCAACGCTGCGTAGGCAATGCCGAGACTTTTGAGGCTGGAGACAAAAGAATCGATACTCGAGTCACTTTTAGAAAAAGATTCTGTGAGCTTATCAACATTTTGGGATGTCTTTTGGCTATCATTTCCGACAGATTGAACCGCATGGCCAAGATTTGTAACCTTGGCCACAGCCCCGTTTTCATCAAAAACCACCTGGAGATATAACTCCCGACCCTCGCTCATACTTCGTTTTCCTCATGAAGTAATTCTTTCAATTTGGTATCAACTATCTGAATCTTTTTCAGCATCATAATCCAGTCATCCCCATCGAAACCAAACCTGTCAAGGACAGTTCCCACAAATCGATAATCTAATTGCCCGCCCAATCCATCTCGACATGGGAAACACAATTCGTAAATCTCGTGACACTCCATGTTTTGTGGAAGAAGAGGGGGATGCCTTCTCTTGCATCCATCACATGGAGCGTCACGAGCTTCTTTTTCAAATTTCTTCTGGCACTTGGTACAATATTGGGGGTTTTCACCCTTTTTTGTTAATTGCCAGTGCCAGAAGTCAACGAGTTTTTTATTTCATCCTCACTGCAAATTTTGATATTGGAATCCATACAGGCCATAACGATCAGATTGGCGAAATTGGGAAATGTTTCACAAATGAGTTTTTTGTTCTCCTCAGAAAACGGGATCAGTTCCCCATTGGCATCTTTCAGTTCCCAATCGATGACATGAGTCAAAAAAATCTTAGGCATAATCATGTCATTATCGATGCCCCTGGCGGTCTGAGATTCCCTCCGGACTCGTCTGAATTCTGTGCGGGTAAGTGGCTTTATCTTTGCTTTGAATTTGAGACCTTCAAATTCTGTCTTCTCAAAGACTCGGTGACTGCCATCAATCCAAATACCCTCGGTGGCACCCGTCAAATCGAATAATACATCCATGCTCTATTTCTCCATCCGTTGTCCGTTATCCGTTGTCCGTTATCCGTTGTCCGTTATCCGTTGAGTCTTTAACGGTTAACGGTAAACGGTTAACGGTTAACGGTCTTTTATGCATAGCTTGCCTGGGAATTAACCAGCACTACTATAAAATCACTTGCAAGTTCTGCATCGTGATAATAACCGATGAAACTTAAATCCAAATAGGCCCCGCCAGGGCCACTTATGGGCGGGGATTCATGACTATACTCCACTTCGGCAGCCTGAAATGCTATGGAATATGCACTGGCAGTGCAGGTTACCGAGAGAGAACTCTTGATATGATCCCTGCCCTTCGAAATAATGGTATCGACATCGAACATTCCTTTGAGTGCACCCTCGATGGTCGGTGCCCCCTCACTGGCCATACTGCCTTCGCCGGTTCCGTTCAGCCCAAACCCCATAACGGAGTTATTCTGAAAATTGAAACTTACCTGTTCCAGCGTATCGATCTGCGATCCGCCTTCTCTGGCTGCAGCATCAGCGTTATTAAATACGGTCTCCGGTTTACTGACATCGGTGGCAGGGGTCGCTTGATAAGACGTGCCACTATACGCTTCAACTGCCGCGATAATCGGCACAGTATATTGAAGCTGGCCATTGCCGCCAAAGCCCACACTGAATCCACCAGCCTTGCAGCCATTATAGAGGTAGTATTTATTCTCATCAGGCCAGCCCTTTTCCAGCAAAAATGAAGGCGTGCCGGCCCCTATCTTAAAGGTGTGCGTATAAGGACTTTCCGTGCCGGTCGTATCCGGTGAACCGAAAACCATCTTGAGAATATAGCCAATGGCTATCAGGTCGAGAGGCCCAGTCAAATTTCCGGTTATTGACTTGCTCCCGTAAGATGGTTTGGCTGCATGCCGACCGGCTCCCAGGATATTGGATTGCTGTGGTTTTTGATTCACTTTCAAGTCACAGGAATTGAATGGCAATTTAATGGCTGCCGGACTAAGGGGCGCCGTTTTGAAGGACGTTTCAAAATCCAGCAGCAGTTGGCCGTTTGCATTACTTGCCCATCCCATAGGTTTTCCTCCTTTACCAAGTTCTATGGCTGCCAGGTTCTATGGCGCAGGTACAAAAAACTAATTCCCTTCATCTGCATCATTTCGTTTTCTCTGCCCATTATCTGACTTTCCCCTTCTCCAATGGGGAAAACGTTTTCAATGCCAGTCAATCCAAGTTTATTTCCGATCAAGCTGGCTATCACATCAGCAGCCATTTCCAGTACTCCATGAGTGCCAACGATGGACTCCTCCGGTTTAAAAATGCGCTGATAAACTGTGACCTTAACCAGTGCAGACTGTAAGTAATTGTTACATAGCTCCTGCTCATTTTTGATCGAGCCGTCTTTTATCGAGATGGCAGGCAGTTTAACCTGATTGGGAATCAACCCCTCGTCTGGAGTGATAAATATGGACATAGCCTGCACGTAATTCAGATTACCATCTCCCTGGAGATGTGATTTTATGGCCAGCAGCAGATCTTTCATACCGGCGTCCCCTGGAGGTGTGATTGTATAGCCAGCAGCAGATCTTTCATACCGCCCCCCCCTCCGGTATCCCCTGTACTGGAATCAGATAGTCATACCCTGTCTGCTTGATGGTTTCCCAGTCCTCGTCCTGCAGCATCATGTACGGTCGCTCCGGTATAGTTGTATTTATATGCCTGCTATGGCTGGCTACATGAGATATGGGATAGTACCACTTCCCATTCGACTTAAATTTCATATCCGATTTTTTATAGATCCTTGTGTATCCTTTGACCTGTACCGTTTTATCGATGGTCCCGCCAAAATGGTGGATTGCGGCATAAATAAGATTGGTCCCCACCCATACTCGATTTTGGTATACCCGCATGTTGATGGATTTCTCAAGCCGCCTGGTGTCCACGAGGGTCTGGCCGTGCTGAGCGATGGCACGTGCTGAAGGCTTCCAGGGAACCGGCCTGCCGCCCTCCTGGAAATTACGCTTGATCGAGCTGAGCATTACCATGCCAATCTCGGATAACATCTTTTGCGGTTGCTCTATCCTGTCCGCCACCTCCTGGATAGTGCGGCCCATGCCCATGTCACGTAAACTGAATTTCAGAACTAATCCATCGCTCATTTTATGAAGTAAAAAGTAAAAAGGTAAAAGGTAAAAAGGAAAAAACTTTTTCCTTTTTACCTTTTTCCTTTTACCTTAATAGTTATCCAGTGTTCCTATAACGCCAGTGGAAGACCTGCCCATCGTAAAAACAGCATCATCATTGTCGGTGCTGGCCTCCGGCCCGCCAGCGTCCGAAATACTACCCTGATCCCCGCCAAAGGTAATCTTTCCCTCGGAGACTTTGGCCAGAAACTTGACCGCATCGTCGTAGCGTTTAGCTCTCCATTCCGGAGCGCCCTGCCTCCTGGAGTAAAGGTGATAGATCGCAATATCCACTGCCTTGGCCCTGATTATGTCCGGGACACTCGAAAACGGCAGCCC